TGCAAACTAAAAATACTCTTGGAGTATAAATGGTCGTAGATGTTAAACCACAGGTTGCAGTAGATTTATCTGCTTCGAAGGTTAATCAAGTATTGGCTAGATATAGAAAAGCTAAAGCAATTAAGGATCAATGGAATCCTGTGTTTGAAGATTGTTATGAATATGCTCTTCCACAAAGAGAATCGTTTTATTCAGAAAGTATAGCAAAAAGAAGAAGTGAAAGAATATTTGATGAAACTGCTGTAGTTGGAGTACAAGAATTTGCATCTCGTTTACAGTCTGGTATAGTGCCAAACTATGCAAGATGGGCAGACTTTGTTGCAGGTTCTGAAATACCTAAAGAAGATCAAAAAGATGTTAATGAGGTATTAGATACTGTAACAGAGTATGTTTTTGAAGTATTACAAAACTCTAATTTTTCTCAAGAAGTACACGAAACTTTTTTAGATTGTGCTGTAGGCACAGGAGTATTGCTTGTTGAAGAAGGTGATGCTATTCAACCTGTTAGATTTAAATCTATTCCATTACCACAAGTATTATTAGATGCAGGTTATGATGATAAAATTGATCACGTATTTAGAGAAAGATTAATAAAACATAAACAATTACTTGTTGCTTATCCAAAAGCAGTATTACCTGAACGTATGAAAGAAGATATGATGAACAATCCAGAGAAAGATTGTAAAGTCATTGAAGTTGTTTATAGAGATTATGATGATACAAAAAACGAAATATATAAATTTTGTGTAATTTCTGAAATGTATCAAGCTGAATTATTTGAAGATACATTTAAGGGTGTTGGATCAAATCCATTTATTGTATATAGATGGAGTAAATGTGCAGGAGAAGTATATGGTAGAGGCCCACTACAACTAGCTTTACCCGCAATTAAAACAGCAAACTTGGTTATTGAACTAATACTTGAAAATGCACAAATGGCCATTTCTGGTATGTATCAAGTAGAAGATGATGGTGTTATAAATGTTGATAATATACAACTTATTCCCGGAACAATTATACCAAAAGCAGTTGGTAGTAGTGGTCTAACACCTGTACAACCTGCAGGTAATTTTCAAGTATCTGATTTAGTAGTAAAAGATATGAGAACAAATATTAAAAAAGCATTGTATAATGATATGTTAGGAACACCAAATGAAAAAACCCCTATGTCAGCTACAGAAGTAGCAGAAAGAATGGCTGACCTTTCTCGTCAAATAGGTGCGGCGTTTGGTAGATTACAAGCAGAATTAGTAACACCTGTACTTCAAAGAGTTGTTTATATATTAAAAAAACAAGGCAGAATTAAAATACCTGTAATAAATGGTAGAGAAATAAAAGTTAAATCATCATCCCCACTAGCACAAGCACAGAATCAACAAGATATTGCAACTATAGATAGATTTGTTGCTTTATTACAAGCAAGACTTGGCCCACAGTTATCTAATGTACTTATAAAACAACAAGAATTAGCTAAGTTTGTAGCTAAAAAACTTGGAGTTCCTGAAGAATTAATTAGATCAGATGAAGAAATGCAAGAAGCTGCTCAACAAATAGGACAAATAATGCAGACAGGACAACAGGCAGGAATGGCACCAAAAGATGTTCTTGAAGCAACTCAAAAAGTCTATAGTTGATTTCTTATAAATTAATGTATATAAATGTAGTATGAAACAAACAAAGCCTAATCGTATATTGGGATTAGATAACTTTGAACGAGATACACAACAGGAACAACTGTTGAATACTCTTTTTGAAAGTGTATTTAAACAAGAAAATGCACAAGAAATACTAAGATATCTAAAACAAATTACTATTGAGTCCGTTGCAGGTTCAGAAATATCAGACTCTGCATTAAGACACTTAGAAGGACAACGATATATAGTTGGGTTAATACAACGGCGTGTCAATAAAGGCAGAAGTCAACGAATAGTACAGGAGAAAAAAGATGTCAGATGAAAATGAAAATACACAAGCTGAAGAAACAGAACCACAAGCAGAACCTAAAGCTGAAGAAACACAACCTATTGTAGAAGAGCAAAATGTTCCACGTGAAACATCTGAAGAAAAAGATTATACAGAACCCCCTATCCTAGGTAAATTTAATTCACAAGAAGAATTAGAGAAAGGATATACTGAGTTAGAAAAGTTTGTTGGAGGAAAAAAAGATGAACTTAGAGATGAAATTATTAACGAATTATCTGAAGAAGCTATAGGTGAAGCACCCGAAGAATACACTCTTCCACCATTACCTGATGGTGTTACAGAAACAATGGTAGTAGAAAATCCAATGTTTGATTGGTGGAATAAACATTGTTCTGAAAATGCCTATACACAAGAAATGTATGAAGATGGTGTAAATAAATATGTAGATAATTTTTTAAATAATGCTCCTGATTATGATGCAGAAGTACAAAAACTTGGAGAAAACGCAAACGCAAGATTAGATGCAATAGATAGTTTTGTGTCAACAGCTTTTTCACCAGACCAATCTGATCTTATTTCAGGCACACTTGGTCAAACGGCAGAAGGTATAGAAGTTATAGAAAGAATAATGGCAATGCAACGTCAAAATATTGAATCATCTGTACAGACAGAACCTGTTAATAAATTATCATTAGAAGATGTAAGGTCTATGATGAAAGATCCAAGATATTTTGATCCAAGAGAAAGAGATGAATCTTTTGTTAAAAGAGTAGATGATGCTTTTGCTAGGTTATATAGATAATGTATATGGACATAGCAATCCCAGATGATTGTTTTGAACTTGCACCTAAACTAAGACAACTAGATAAATATGAATTAGCTGTTACAGGTCGTGATCCATTATGGTCATTGCTCTATCCGTTTCGTGCAAACAGACCTAATACATTTACTTTTTCAGTTTACGATAAGAATCATAATGTAGTAGCAATGTTTGGTTGTTGTCCATATTATAAAACACCAGAAAAAGCCGCCGCTTGGTGGTTATCTACTGATGAACCTTTTAAGTCTTGGCATTATCTTAAAAATCAAAAAAGAGTATTTGAATATGTAGCAAGTCATTACAAATTCTTGTGTAATTTTGCTACTGCTGAACAAAAAAAAACATTAAGATGGGTAGAATATATGGGTTTTACAGTAGATAAACAAGAGGTACTTGTCAAAAACGTAAAAATGAAGTATTTTTATTTAGAACCGAAAGGTTTTAATGGTGAACCCATAGATGATGTGTGTGGCCCACGTTGGAGAACCCTTAATCAGAATTCTACGGACAATTCATAAACTGTAATATTAACTAACTAGGAGATAGGAATGGCAACTTCCATTACTACTGCCTTTATTAAGCAGTTTGAATCTGAAGTACATATGGCATACCAACGTATGGGTTCTAAACTGAGAAATACAGTAAGACAGCTTAATAATGTAAAAGGCAACCAAGCGAGATTCCAGAAAGTGGGCAAAGGGTCTGCGACTGAAAAGTCAAGACACGCTAATGTTCCAACTATGGAAATCACGCACAATACAGTTGACGTAACTCTATCTGATTACTATGCGGCAGATTATGTTGATAGATTAGATGAGTTGAAAACTAACATTGATGAAAGACAAGTGCTTTCTCAATCAGCGGCGGCGGCATTAGGTAGAAAAACAGATCAACTTATTGTTGATGTACTTGATGCAGGGTCTAATAGTAACAACGTAGCACACGGGTCTGCGGCATTAACACTTGCTAAAGCCCTTACAGTTTACGAAGCATTTGGTGAAGCAGATGTGCCTGATGATGGTCAGAGATACTTTGTTGTATCTTCTGCAGGTTGGGCTGATTTATTACAAATAGATCAGTTTTCAAGAGCAGAGTATATTGGTGAAAAAGAATTACCATATGCAGGTGGTATGACGGCTAAGAGATGGTTAGGATTTTTATGGTTCTCATTCTCTGGATTATCACTTTCTGGTACTACAAGAGATTGTCATGCGTGGCATAGATCATCAGTTGGTCTTGCTATGGGTGCTGATATCAGAACTGAAGTAAACTATATTCCTGAAAAGGTCAGTAATCTAATCACTTCATATATGTCTATGGGTGCTGTGATGATTGACAATGATGGTGCTATAGAATGTCAAATAACAGAATAGGAGAAAACTAATGGCTTTTACTCAAGCAAACTTAAAAAAGATTGCAGGTGGTGGAGATCAGAATGTTTATCTCTACAACTCTGCAGATGCTGTAGGTACTATTGCAGGATCTGGATATTTTAACAATGCTACCAATCAGCTTAAACAGAATGATGTAATCATTGCTGTTGGGTCTACAGGTGGCACAAGAACAGTAGATGTCCTTGTTGTATCAAGTGCAACAGCGGCGGCTACAGTTACTTGTATTAATGGTACATAAGGTATTGGGGGAGGAAACTCCCCCGATATTTAAATTATGACAAGTAAAATAGATATATGTAATCAGGGATTAGTCTTAATAGGTGCAAATTTAATAGCATCATTTACTGACAATACAGTTGAAAGTAAAGTAGCTAATCAATTATATGAAACAACATTAAGAGCAATGCTTACTAAAGCAAGATGGAGATTTGCCTCAAAACAAGCACAACTTACAAAACTTGCAACAGATCCTTTAGATAAATGGGATTCAGCATATCAAATACCTAATGATGTTATTTTGATACATACAGTAACAGTATCTGATAATGTAATTAAATATGATAGATATGGTGAAGAATTGTTTACAAATACAGGTACTAATGACACAGTAGTATGTCATTATACATATCAACCACACGAATCAGAATTTCCAGATTATTTTACACAAGCATTAGTTTTTGAATTAGCAAGTTTATTTGCAGGTGCTATAGCTAGAAATGATCAATTATCTTTATTATATGAAAAAAGAGCAAGACAGCAATTAGTTGTTGCTCGTAGTATGGAATCACAAACACAAACTAGCAGAAAGTTAAATACAAGTTTATTAATAGAAGTACGTAATAGAGCAACCGCTAGTGGTATAACAGCAGTTGTACCAGAGAGTTAGAATGTTTTATGGCTATACAAAGAACTCATCAAAATAGTTTTACTCGAGGTGAAGTAGATGAAACATTTATTACCCGTACAGATATTGATGCTTATCAACAATCATTAAAAAAAGCTAGAAATGTTTTTTGTTTAAACCAAGGCCCTGTAGAAAGAAGGCAAGGTACAGTATTTAGATACGATCTTGGTGAAGAAACTAGGTTAGAACATTTTATATTTAGTGAAAATCAAGAATATTTAATAGCTTTTCAAAATACAAAACTTAAAATCTTTTCTTCAAATGGTACATTGTTACAAAGTTTTACAGGTTGTTCTTGGACAACAAGTATATTGTACGAACTTACATTTACACAACAAGCTGATACTATGATTGTTACACACAAAACATTTGTGCCTCAAATTATTAAAAGAACAAGTGCAACTACATTTACTCTGTCAGCATTTGCGTTTAAAACAAGTACAAATAATGATGAAGTATATCAACCATATTTTAAATTTGCAGATGATGAAATTACTTTAGATATAAGTACCGCAACTGCAGGAACAGGTGTAACATTAACAACAAGTGCTGACTATTTTGAGTCCGGTATGGTAGGAACACGGATAAGGTATCACGGATCTGAAATAGAAATAACAGCATATACAAATGCTACTACGGCAACAGGAACATTAAAAAAAAATGTAAGAATAGAATTAGATGATGATCCTTTAAAAAGTGAAGAAGGTAGTGGTACAGTTACAGTATTGCATCCTGCACACGGCTTTGCAACTGGTGCAAGTATTACTGTAGAAGGTGCAGAGTCTATATTAAATGAAGATGGTAATGGATTAGCGGCAGGTAATTTGA